GGCTGTGGTGACGTGGGACGTCGTTGCATCGACGCAATACAGCGCGAACCTCGGCTATCACAAGGACGCTTTCACGCTCGTGACGGCTGACCTTGAGGACGTCGCGCAGTACGGCGCATGGGGCGCTCGCCGCATGCACAAGGGCATTTCGATGCGTATCAGCCGCCAGTACGCGATCGGTACGGACACCGTTCCTTGCCGTATTGATGTCTTGTACGGCTATAGCGCGATCTACCCGGAACTTGCAACGAAGATCATCCGGTAAATGCCGCTGATCCAGCAATCGAACCCCTCTTCGGAGGGGTTTTTTCATTCTGAGGGCTCGATGGCATACGAAGAGTTTCCGAAGTGGGTCACTGGCCCCGATGGCGCGCAGAAGATCGTCAACAGCGCCGACGAACAGGCCGCGCTCGGCGATGGATGGATCGTGCCCGCATACGTGCCGCCTGTGCCGCGCGAAGAATCCCCCGAATTTGTCGCTTATCCAAAGTGGATCGGCGACCAGCTTGTGCAATCGGCTGAAGAAGAAGCAGCGCTGCTCGGCTCCGATAGCGAGGACGAGCGCGAAGCACTGATCCAGATCGCCGCCGAAAAGGGCGTGAAGATCGATAAACGTTGGTCCGACGACAAGATTCGGGCCGCACTTGAGGCTGCTTGATGGCTACGACCGCGCTTGATCTCATTACGCTTGCGTTGAAAGACATCGGCGCGCTCGGCATCGGGCAGTCGATCTCTGCCGACGACACTGCGGACGCGCTCGCTACGCTGAACATGATGCTCGGTCAGTGGCAGGGCGAACGCCTGAGCGTCTATCACCTGGTGGATACCGCCATCCCGTCGACCGGCGCGCAGTCCTACACCGTCGGCACAGGCGGCAATTTCAACATTCAGCGGCCGATTGCGATCAATGCGGCATATGCGCGCCTGAACGCGGGCAGCGCAACGCCGATCGATTACCCGGTGACGATCATCGACGCGCGCGAGGACTATGCGCGCATCGCTCTGAAGGCGCTGCAATCCTTCCCGTCGTATGCGTATTACGACCCGGCATATCCGCTCGGCAACCTGATTTTCTACCCGGTTCCGAACAACACGTTCGAGCTGCACATCGTGACGATGGAAGCGCTGCCGCAGTTCGCCACGCCGGCAACGGTCATCAACCTGCCGCCTGAGTACATGACGGCGATTCGCTACAACCTGGCGATGTTTCTGGCCCCGTCGTATCAGATCGACCCGCAGCGCACGCTGATCGGCCTTGCGGTGAACGCCAAGCGCATCGTGAAGCGAATGAATACCTCGATTCAGGCAATGCAAATGCCAAGGGGCTTAGGGTCTAAGCAGCGGTGGAATATATATGCCGATCGCCCATACTAGGATGGACAACGCCTGACATTTTCCGTATATTCGCATTCATCCAAAAGGAGGGTTTATGCGAGCAATCGATCTTACGGGAAAGAAATTTGGGCGATGGACAGTTCTTGGTGAAGGAGGCCATCGAGGCAAAAGGCGCATGTGGGCGTGCATTTGCGAATGTGGATTTGAGTCCGTCGTGGCAGGCAATTCCCTTAGCAGCGGCAACTCCAAATCATGTGGGTGCCTGAACGCAGAAGTTGCGGCCTCTCGCGTTGCGTCGCATGGAATGACGGGCACCCCGCTGTACCAAGTTTGGGCCAACATGCTCTCGCGATGCAGGAACAAAACCCACAAGTCATATTCGATATATGGCGGCCGAGGTATCCGCGTGTGCGATCGGTGGCAATCGTTCGAGAACTTCTTCGCGGACATGGGGCAAGCCTACGCCGCCGAGTTGCAGATAGATCGCATCGACAACGACAAGGGGTATTCCCCTGAGAACTGCCGCTGGGCGTCTAGGTCTGCGCAGTGTAGAAACAGGCGATCCAACATCTTTGTTGATACCCCGCTTGGGAGGATGACATTGGTGGAGGCAGCCAATGTTTCGGGCCTTAGATACCAGACGATAAAGAGTCGCATGGACCGCGGATGCCCGATCGACGAGATACTTGATCGGGGAAAAAGGAAAATGAATGCGAATTCCCCTGACAGGCGGCGCCTATGCCGCAAAGAGCCTTATTAGTAACGCCCAAAGGTGCGTGAACCTGTACGTCGAGTCGAACCCGCAAGACTCTCCCTCGCCGACGACGCATTACCCGACGCCGGGGCTCACGCTCGCGTCGACGCCGCCGATCGTGGCGGAAAGCCGCTGCATCTACACCGCGAGCAATGGCAACCGATACGAAGTCGTCGGCTCGAATCTGTACTTTGTCGACGCCTCGCTGACATACAACCTGCTCGGCGCGCTCTCGACGTCAAGCGGCCCGGTGGCGATGGTGGATAACGGCACGCAGGCGTTTGTGGTGGATGGAACGAGCGTTGGATTTACGGTCGACATCACGCAGAACAAGATGTCGGCAGTAACTGACCCGGCGTTCTATGGCGCTGATGCGGTCGGATACGTCGACGGCTATTTCGTGTTCAATAAGCCGAATTCGCAGCAGTTCTACATCTCGAAGTTCAACGACATCACGTTCGATCCGCTCGACATCGCGTCGAAATCGACGTATTCGGACAACCTTGTAACGCTCGCCGTGATGCACCGCGAAGTTTGGCTGTTTGGCGAGTTGACAACTGAGGTCTGGTACAACACCGGCGCGTCCGACTTCACGTTCGGGCGCATGCCGGGCGTGTTCATCGAGCACGGCTGTGCGGCGAAACACTCTGTTGCAAAGATCGACCTGGCGCTGTTCTGGCTCGGGAAAGATCTGCAGGGGCAGGACGTCGTATTCGCTGGCAAGAACTACGGCGCCGAGCCGATTTCAACGCCTGCGCTCGCGCATGAATTCAGCACTTACAGCCGGACCGATGACGCGATCGGCTTTTCGTACTTGCAGGAAGGCCATGCCTTCTATGTGCTGACCTTTCCGACCGCCAATAAGACATGGTGCTTCGATCTGGCGTCCGGCATGTGGCATCAGCGCGCGTATCTCGAAGCGGACGGCAGCCTGTCGCGCCATCGTATGAACTGCCATTCGTTCTATGGCGGTCAAAACCTCGTTGGCGACTGGCAAACGGGCCAGGTGTACGCGCTCGATCCGAACGCCTATACCGACAACGGCGCGGCAATGATCCGCATCCGCAGTTTCCCGCATATCGCCGGCAAAGACGGCAACCGTGTCATGTTCCGCCAGTTCATCGCGGATATGGAAGTCGGCAACACATATCAGCCGGTCATGCTCACGCAGTATTCGTCGCCATTGCTGACGACGGACGGCGGCGCAACGGTCGTCACAGCCGATCAGGTGAGCAGCTTCATCGCAGAGCAGGCCGCGCTTGTTCCTGACGCCCGGCCGCCAATGGTATGGCTGCGGTGGAGCGACGACCGCGGGCAATCGTGGGGCAACCCTGTTATGTCGAGCCTCGGCAAGACGGGCGAGTTCCTGACGTCGATCCAGTTTCAGCGGCTCGGCTATTCGCGCGACCGGGTATTCGAGCTTTCATGGTCCGCGCCGGTCAAGACAGCACTCAACGGCGCGTTTGTTGACGCATCACCGGCCAGAACATGAGCGCACAAAACTTCCCCGATGTTGGGGCGCCGTTCACCGACCCAAAGACAGGGCGAATCACGCCCGTTTGGTTGCCGCTCGTGTTGTCGCTATTCAACCGAAGCGGCGCGATCTCGGGCGTTGTTCCGGGCTCCACTGACGGCGCGAACGCGCTACTGCTGGATAACGGCTTCGTGAGCCATCCAGACGCCGCGCTGCTGGCTCGGATCGCTGCTCTAGAGGAATTGGTAGCCAGCAATTCGGCAAGCCAGCAGAACGCCGATCTGCGAGCGCGCATCACAGCGCTAGAGCAGACCATCGCAGGGCTGCAGCCGCCTCCGCCGATCAGCGGCACCGTACTCGTAATAGGGAAATCATGATTACCTGGAAACAACTCGCTCAATCGGTCCTGGCGGCATCGCCTTCGCAACTCTACGCGGCGCCGACGAACACTTACGCGACGATCCAAGCGGCGAACCTTTGGAACCCGACCGGTGCGCCTGTAACGGTCAAGTTCTACATTGTCCCGGTCAGCGGATCGGAAACGGACGCAACGACGGTCGAATCGATCGTCGCGCCGGCCGGCCAGTCCATTCAAGTGCCGAACCTAATCAATCACAAGCTCGTTCCGGGAATGATGCTTTGGGCTACCGGCTTGGGCGTCACTTGCACGGTTTCCGGCGCGGAGAGCGTCTAACGCATGCTGCGGCGAATGTATGAGTGCGTCGACGCGGCGCGACATGGCATTGCGTGGGATGACTTCAGACGGCACTTTGAGGGATGGCTAATCCATCCGCTGCTGTCATCCGGCGCAGAGGTTGGCGCAGTCGCGCAGCGCGGTCCCGAAGTACACATCGTTTTCTTCTCCGACCCACAGAGCAGCATCCGCGGTCATTTGATCCAGCACCTTCAACGCACGATTGACGAATTCGGCTATGCCGAAACGCTCGTTGAAATCGGCAATGAGAAAAGCATGCGCTTCTGCAAGCGGCTCGGGTTCAAGCCAGTCGAGATTCGGGGCGGAGCGATCTTAATGCGCTGCAAACAATTTGCATATTCGAGGCAAACATGAGTCTTATCGGAAGCATCGTAAGCGGCGTCGGCAGCTTGGTGGGCGGCATTGCCGGCGCGAGCGCGAGCAAGAGCGCGGCCAATACGCAGTCAGATGCCGCGAAATACGCCGCCGATCTGCAAAACCAGCAATACCAGCAGACGCGCACGGACCTTCAGCCGTTCACCGATTTCGGCAAGAACAACATCACGAGCCTGCAATCGCTGCTGAACAACCCAGCGCTCACGCAGGGCTTCTATTACGACAAGTTCAATGCGCCGGCAGCGTTCACCGCTCCGACCGCAGCGCAAGCGCAGGCTACGCCGGGCTATCAGTTCACGCTCGATCAGGGGCTTAAGTCGACGCAGAACAGCGCTGCGGCTCGCGGGCTCGGCACGTCAGGCGCGGCGCTCAAAGGCGCGGCGAACTACGCGACCGGCCTTGCTGACTCGACCTATAACGACGTGTTCAATCGTGCGCTGCAAAGCTATAACACGAACTTCAACACGTCGCAGTCGGCCTACAACACGAACTACAACAGCGCGCTCGGCCAGTACAACACGAACCAGTCGACGCTTGGCAACCAGATCAGCCGGCTTTCCGGCGTGGTATCGATGGGCCAGAACTCGGCGGCACAGACGGGCAGCCTTGGACAACAGGCGGCGACCAACCAGGGGAACATGCTGACGAGCGCGGCGAACGCGGCCGCCTCGGGCACCGTTGGCGGCGCCAATGCTCTGACGAGCGCGCTAAACGGTGTGGGCAATAGCGCGATGCTGTACGGCCTGTCTCAGAACAATGCGGGCAGCGCGGCGGCTGCTGCAAATCCGACTTACGGCACGACGTCGGCAGGTAACCCGAACTACTTCACGGTCTAACGATGCCCCTCGATACCTCGATCGCACTAAACGCGAACGCGCCCGCGCCGATGAATCCGCTTCAAACGGCGCTTCAGGTCGCGCAGTACCGCGCCTATAACGCCAATGGGCTCGCTGCGCAACAACAGCTGGACGCCAACAACGCCGCCTCAGACGCGTTCAAGCAGGCGACGGATGCAAGCGGAAATACCGATTACAACAAGTTCCGGTCGATCATGGCGGGAAGCGGTGTCGGGTACAACCTGCCGCAAATTAACAAGAGCATTCTCGATGCACAGCAAGCGCAGCAGACGCTGGACCGCGGGTCTATTGGCCTGAGCAACGACAAGATCGACAACGCCAAAAAGATGTTCGGCACGGTGACGCAGCGCCTTGGCTCGCTTGACCCGCAAGACCCGCAGTTCGCGGCACACGCGATGGATCTCGGGCACCAGCTCGTGAACCAGTTCGGCGTTGACCCGCAGATGGTCATTCACGAACTGTCGACCATCCCGCAGGACCCCGCGGGGCGCGCGGCATGGCGCAACAGCGCACTGGCATCGCTGCAAGATGCAGGATCGCAGCTTAAGTCGATGACGCCTACGCCGACGCTGGTCGACGACGGTATGACGAAGCGATACCTTGATACGAACGCGATCTCGAATCCGGGGATCATCGGGACGTCGGTCCAGAACCAACTGACGCCGGAATCCGCAACGTCACCCGTCGGCGTCATGGGTCCGAACAACACGCCAGGCGTCGTTCCGCGCGGCGAAATGTGGGGCAACGGCGTCAGTGGCGCAGGAACGCCGCAGATCAACGTGCCTCCGCTGCCGACTGCCGCGAACCAGCAAGGCGCAGGGCAGGCCGTGCCGATGCCCGGCCAGGCCGCGCCGGCTGGTGGCCCGGCTCACTTCGTGGCAACCGGTACGCCGATGGGCGCATCAGGTGTCGCGGACGATGCAGGAAAGCGTTACGGCGCACTGCAACAGGCGGCACAGCAGGCAAAGCCGCTCATGCAGACATACGACCTCGCAGCGCAAGCGCTCAAGAGCACGATCGCGGGCAAGGGCGCGAATGCTGCGCTCAATGTCCCGGCTCTGCTCAATACGTTCGGCATTCAGGCCGGTACAGATGCGGTGAAGAACAATCAGCTTCTCGCCAACTACCTGAACAGCGCGGCCGACCAAGCGGCGGCATCGCTCGGGCTGTCGGGCAGCGATTCTCGCCTTGCCGCAGCGAAGGCAGGGCAGCCCGATCCGAACAACATGAACGGCCCGGCGCTGCTTGATTCGATCAACCACGTCAAGGGGCTGCAGCAAGCGGTTCTCGACCGCCAGCAGGCGACGACCAATTTCCTCGCTCAGAACGGCAACAGCACGGCCGCGCTGCCGCAGTTTGAGGCGAAGTGGAACCAGTCGTTTAACCCTGACGTGTCGTATATCCGCTCGCTTGGCTCGCCGGAAGATCAGCAGGCGGCAATGCAGAAGCTGAAGGCATCGGGCCATTTGAAGCAGTGGACGAAGGACTATCAGGCAATGAAAGCCTTGGGAGCATTTTAAATGGCAGATCCGCTGCTCGATATGGCGAACGCGGTGCAATCTGGCAAAGCCGTCTCGACGGCTGCCGGATCGGCCGCCAAGCCTACCGGCGATCCTTTGCTCGACATGGCAAATAGCGTCATGTCGGCTAAGGATGCGCCGGCCGCGCCCTCGCCATCTGCGCCGGCCGCACCGCAAGGCGGGCAATGGAAAACGCCGGGTTCCGTGACGATGGGTATTGGCGACGTCATCAAGGGCGGCGTTCAATCGATGGTTCACGGCGGCGCATGGCTCGCCGATAAGATCGCGCCGGATTCACAGTTCGCAAAGGACATTAACGCCGCGGTCCCGCAAGTCGATCAGACGATTCAGTCTCAAGACGCGCAGTATGCGCAGCAGCGCGCGGCGCAGGGCGGCTCCGGCATTGACCTCGGCCGGGCGGCTGGCAACGTTATTGGCAGCGCTCCGCTGATGGCGCTTCCGGCCGGCGCTGGCGGCGGCTTGCTTGCCAAGGCTGGCGCCGGCGCTTTGTCGGGCGCCGCAAGCGGCTTGCTTACTCCAGTCACGAATGCGGGCGACACTTACGCGCAACAGAAGGCTTCGCAGGTCGGAACGAGCGCAGCAGTCGGCGCCGTTGCTAACCCGCTAGTCAGCGCTATCGGAAGCGCGGTATCGCCGACGATTGGCGCGGCGCAACGCAAGCTGCTCGATGCGGGCGTTCCGTTGACGCCCGGCCAGATTCTCGGCGGCGCAGCAGCGCGCACCGAGGCGAAGCTGACGAGCGTGCCGTTTCTCGGCGACATGATAAAGAACGGCCAGCAGCGTGCGGTGCAGGGCTTCAACAAGGCGACATACGATCAGGTTCTTGCGCCGCTCGGCCAGAAGTATTCCGGGCCTGTCGGCAATGAAGGCGTGGCGGCGGTTCAAAAGACCATCAGTGACGCCTACGACGGCGCGCTGTCGAAACTGACGTTCAAGCCGGATGCACAGTTTCAATCAGACCTCGGCAACCTCACGCAGATGGCGCAGTCGTTGCCGGCTGCGCAGCAGCAGCAGTTCATGAACGTCCTGAAAACGCAGGTTGCCGGCAAGCTGTCGCCGCAGGGCACGATGGACGGCGCCACGCTCAAGGGGGTGCAAAGCGAACTCGGCCGTATCTCGCGCGGGCTCACTGGCGATCCTTCATTCGACAATCAGCAGCTCGGGCAGGCGATCGGCGAAATCAAGAACATCGTTGAATCGTCGTTGCCGCGGAACAACGCCGCCGATGCCGTACAGGATCTGACGAAGGCGAATGCAGCTTACGCAAATTTTGTGCGGCTGCGTGGCGCGGCCGGGTCGCAGGGGGCGATGAACAATGATGGCGTATTTACGGCGGCGCAACTTAACAATGCCGTGCGAGGCGCGGACAAGTCGGCAGGCAAGGGCGCGACTGCAACAGGCAATGCGCTGATGCAGGACTTTTCGAGCGCCGGCCAGTCTGTGCTGGGGTCTAAGTATCCCGACTCAGGGACGCCCGGCCGATCGCTGCTGGCTCTCATGGGCCCGGCTGCACTCGGTCATGCGTTCGTCCCCGCCTACACCGCTCCGCTTGCTGCGGCGATAGGTGCGGGCGCTTTGCCGTACACCGCAGCGGGCCAGAAGGCCGCGCAAGCGTTACTTACTTCGCGTCCCGCGTTCGCGGCACCAGTAGGGAATGCGCTTACGCGCTACGGGGTCCCAATCGCCGCGCCGGCGTCCAATGCGCTCCTCCGAGCGCTCACAGGCCAGTAGGAATATGGCCTTGAGTTTCGGGTATGCGACTGAGAGCGCCGCAATGCAGGCGGTCGTAAAGATCATTCGCCAAAACTGATCGCTATTCATTGACATCCCCTTAAGCCCGCCACAGTGCGGGCTTTTCTCATTCTAGGCCGCCATTGTGCGGCCTTTTTGTTTTTGAGGCCACATGCAAATTTTGCCTTTGGGGAAATCCCAGTTCATCGACAGCAACGGGGCGCCACTGGCCGGTGGTCAAGTGTTTTACTACGCGCCCGGCACGACGAACCCGGTCAACACGTATCAGGACTCGTCCGGCACTGTCCCGAACACGAACCCGGTCGTGCTCGACTCCAACGGCCAGGCGGTCATTTGGGGATCGGGCTCGTTCCGCCAAGTGGTGCAGAACTCCGCGGGCGTGACGATTTGGGATCAGGTCGTACAGTCGGCCGACTCGGGTTTCGTGCTGTTTCAGTCGAACCTCGCCGATCCGTCGCTTGTCGGCAATGGCGATGCGCTGGTCGCGGTCAAGCAGCCGTATTCCGGCGCCGTATCGCGCAACCAGCACCAGAAGAACGCCGAGCGGATCAGCATCAAGGATTTCGGCGCGAAGGGTGATGGCGCGACGAACGATAGTCCCGCATTCCAAGCCGCCGAGAACGCATGCGCGGCCGGCACCGTGCTTAACGTGTTCATCCCTGACGGCACGTATCTGTTGAATACGAACGTTACGGCCGGGCCCGGAACGATCAATTGGCAGTTCTCGGGCGGCGCATCGCTCTCTGGCACTGGCACGCTCGCGCATCAAGCGTCGTCGATGACGTACAACGCAACGCCGAACGTCAGCAAGCGCATGTCCGTGTGGCATGGCACGGCGGCCAATCCGACCACGGACGGCACGACGCCGACCGCCTACATTCAGCGCGTCGACAAGTCGGTGTCAGGCGACACCGCGGCGAACCTGATCCCGGCGCTCTACGTCACGCACAAGCGGCTTCCGGGCGGCACTGGCTGGCTCTATGGCGGGTACTTCTACCTTGAGGACCAGTCGACCAGCGGCGCGGCGCAATCGGTCGGGCTGGCATCGTCGGCGCATGGCGTGAGCAGCGGCGCGGTGTGGGGCTTGTACACGGAGGCATGGGCGCACAACCACGCTGTGACGGCTACCGGCTTCGAAGTCGACACATACAACTATTCGGGCAGCGATTACACCTACAACGACACATTCCCGACGACTGCGCCCTTTACGTGCGGTGTCTGGAATATCTCGTTCGGCCCGAACAAGAACACTTTCGCGCATGGCATTGCCAGCGGCAGCGTTGCCAACCAGTGGCGCACCGGCATTTACATGAAAACGTTCTCTGTCGATCACATCGGCATCGACATTCAGGCGCAGCCGCAGACGCTTATCAACTTCAAGTATGGCGCATCGACCGATGGAACCGGCATCACGCCGGGCGGCATTGGGCTCGACGTCGGACTGAAGGCCGCTGCTTCGTATGGCACCGGCCCGAATCAATGCGCAATTCACATGCGCGATCAGCGGCTGGGCTTCGGCAGCTTTGCCTTTATGCAGTTCAACGTGGCGACCAACGCTATCGAACTGTGGGTCTATAACGGCTCGACGTACGACCGGCGCGGCTACTTCGACCTTGCAGCAGCCGATCACGCATTCTAAGGATAAGACATGAATTTCAACGAACGACGCGCATTTTTGAACAACCAGATTTCGCAAGCCAAGTCGCTTTTGGCTGACGGCGTGCGAATGAAGGAGGAGGCCGAAAAGAGCCTGCTGGGCCTGTATTCCGCGCTTGAAACGATCGATGCGATCGAACAAGACCTCAGCCAGAAGGCATAAACCCAAGCCGCCCACAGAGGCGGCTTTCTTTTCGGGGAAACCGATGCAATCAGAAGCATCCGCAGTAATCGGGTCGGTGGTAAAGACCACGCCTTCATGGATTGTCACAGCGCTGGCCTGGGGTGACGTCAATTTTCCGCGAATGCTGCTCGTGCTGTCTATCGCATATACCGCAGTGCAACTGTATTCGGCCATAAAGCGGCTGAAGAGGGGAAAGCCCGTCAATGAATAACCAAAATCTTCAAACGCTGATCGCCGAGCTGCGACGCGATGAAGGCGTTCGGTATCTGCCGTATCTGGATACGGCAAATCCGCCAAATTGGACTATCGGCGTGGGTCACAACATGGATAGCAAGCCACTCACGATTGGGTGGAAGCCTCCGCTGAACGACACGCAGGTCAATTCGCTGCTCGGCGATGACCTTGAAGACGTATTCCACGATCTCGACCGCAACCTGCAGTGGTGGCGTGATCTTAACGACGTGCGTCAGCGTGTCATAGCAAACCTTTGTTTCAACATGGGGATAACGCGCCTGCTCGGGTTCGTGAAAGCGCTCACGGCGGCTCGCCAGGGCAAATACGACGTCTCCGCGAATGAACTGCTCAACTCGACGTGGGCCACTCAAGTAAAGGGCAGGGCGCAACGCCTCGCCGACATGATGCGCAAAGGGGTCTGACATGGATTGGAAGTCGATTCTCGGCGGCGTTGCGCCGACATTGGCGACGGCTCTGTCTGTCGTAGGCGGCCCGGCCGGCATGGTCGCGGGCGCCGCATTGCGCGCGGTGAGTAGCGCGGTGCTCGGGCATCAGGACGGCACGTCCGACCAGGTGACGCAGGCGATTCAAGCCGGTCTGTCTCCGGACGCCATTGCAGCGCTTCAGAAGGCCGACAACGACTTCAAGGTTCAGATGGCGCAGATTGCCGCGGCAACCGAGCAGGCGAGCATTAAGGCCGGTTCTGACGCGATCGGCGACGTCAACGACACGATGCAGAGCGAGGCGAAGTCCGATCACTGGCCTTCGTACACCTGGCGCCCGTTTATCGGCTTCACGTTCGGCTTCTACATCATTTCGCTGTTCGTCCTGCCGCTGTTCCATGTGCAGCCGGTTTCCCTCTCTACCGACCTGACGCTGACGATCGGCGCCGTGCTCGGTGTCGCATCGTTCTTCCGCGGGAAAGCACAGGCAGACCCGCGCATCAACACCGACAACCGCGGTTAAACGATCTTTTTACGAGCGCAATAAATGGCAAATACCATCAGTCTTAACCAGCTTCCCGCCGAGTCAGTCGCGCCGGCTGGTGGCGTCCTGCATTGCTACGACCCGACGCAGCCGGTCGGCTTGCGCGATGTCCAATTAGCCGTGACGGCGTTTCAGGGCGCGATCTCCACGCAGACGGCTAATACCGTCTTTGCCGGTCCGACTAGCGGCGGCTCTGCTGCGCCTAGTTTCCGATCGCTCGTGGTGGCGGATCTTCCGACCGTCGATATTGCGCACGGCGGCACTGGCGCCACGACGCAGGCGGCCGCGCTCGCTGCTGTGCTCGGGGCGTCGGCGATCCAGGTTGTCAACGGCGGCACTGGTCAGAACTCATTCCCGGCACATAGCGTTGTGCTCGGGCAGGGCGGTGGCACGGCATTCGCTGCGGCATCGATCGGCGCAGCCGGCACGGTGCTCGCCAGTAGCGGCATCGGCGCAGATCCGGCTTTCCGGCTGCTGACATCGGCAGACGTGTCAGGCACCGCGACGAACAACAACGCGGCATCGGGCATCGTCGGCGAATATCTGACGAACTCGACGGCAGGAACCTCGCTGACGACGGCGACGCCCGGCAATGCGACCAGCATCAGCCTGCCGGCCGGCGATTGGGATGTGTCGGCGGTTGTCACGTTCGTTCCGGCTGGCTCAACCGTGCCGTCGATCCTGTCAACGGGCGTCAACACGACGTCGGCCACGCTGCCGGGCTCGAATACGGGCGGCTATGTGCAGCTCGCAAGCAGCTTCCCGGCAGGCGCGGCGCAGGTTCAGAACTCGCCTACGGTGCGCGTTAGCCTCGCCAGCACGACGACGGTTTATGCGGTCGCGCAATCGACCTTCATCACAAGCACGATGACCTGCAACGGCTTCATCCGCGCGCGCCGGGTTCGCTAATCACGCCACGCCATGTAGCGCATCATCATGCCGGGCGGCATGTGATCGAGTGCAGGCGGCCTATCGGTCGCTTGCGCTTCTGTTTCACGTACGTCCTGCTGCGCCGCTTCTTGGATGGCGGCGACTTCCCCGATGTTTTCGTTCATTTTGGTTCTCGGTCTTTGGGCCAAGGTGGTTTCGTCAGGATATTACCGGCCTTTCATCAGACGAGCAGAACTTTTTTCGCGGTTGACATAATATAGTTTATCGAAATTCCCGGATCGTGTTCGCTAGGCGATTGTCATCCTCTTGGGTCCATCCTGGCTCGAAAGAGGTCAAGCTGTGCCACAGCATGTAAGCGCCCCATGCCCATGTGCGCCCCAGTTCCTTGTCGGGACCGTTGAGGGCGTCCCGAATCTCGCGCTCGGTCTTTTCGGTCAATTCGGCGTAGGTCCAAGATTTCATGTTTGCGAATTAGAAGTTATCGTTCGTAAATTGCGCACAGGGTTACGCACCGTTTCTGTGGATAACTCAGGCGACTCGGCGCAGATTCTGCGGCTTGGCCGGCGCAGGCTCATCGTCGAATAGGTCTTTCTGCTTCTCGTTCTTGTAACGGATCAGCACAGACATGCGCTTGTTGTGATCGCCCTTAAAGATCACGTCCGGATTCAGGCGCCATACGCTGCGCCGAACTTCGCTCACGACGTTGGCTGACTTCAGTGCTGCCATCAGTGCCGCGACTGTGCGCCGGCTCGTGTCGGTGCTCTCGGCGATCTCGCTCCACGTCGCATAGATTCGGTTCTGCGCGTCCGCATGGCTGAGCAGCCAGAGCAGCACCTTCATCTTCGCGTTGCCTACCTCGTCGACCAGTTCGAGGATTTCGTGAAGCCAGATTTTGTGAAAGCCAACGTCGCCGACGGTTTTCTCGACAACCTGGGTATCGATGATCTCGCCCGTCGCCATATCTTGAAGCTGGCGCGACCCTTTAAACACAGTGGACATAAGCACCTCCGAAAGGTGCCGCCATCCTAGCACCATGCGGTGCAGCGCTCAATACACGAATCGGTGCGAATAATCACACTGTATGGTGCAACGCGCATTGCATCGTTTCATGCGAATTTTTGCACCTTTGAGTGCGAATTTTTGCACCCTGCTCTATATGGAATAAGGCTCTGCGGCCGATTTCCTCTAGATCTGTCTCTCAGGTTCTTTGCTTGGCTTTCTCTCTCATTGGGGCAAGCCGCATAGCGGCGCGTCAGGCTCGAGTGTGGGTAAGTCGGGAATCCCGCGCAGCGGGAATGTCCCCGCCCCTGTGGTGGGGGCATCCGGCTTATCCATACGGGGATTACCGATACTGGTAGCTACTAGTATCCGTCTCGCTCGAGCGCGGCCAATCCATCTTCGAAAACCTTTCCGAGTGGAACGCCCTTCCGATCTGCCAGCGCATAAAACCGTGCGATCGCGTCGGCCGTCGTCTTGATGTTGATCTGCTGATTTCGGCCGGTCGCGTTGCGGCGCCGATTTGCTCGAGCGCCCTGCTCGGCTCGACGGCTCGGAAAGTCGTGCTCCTTGGCTATTTCGTCGATTACCTTCCGATCGACAGCCGTCGCGCGCTTCGCCGGCTTCGGCTTGAACTCTGCGCCCAAGTCAGCAAATGGGTTGCTCCGCTCGGTCATGCTGCCCCCTGCTCTGTTGCCGCGTTGCGCCGCAATGTCTCGAGAACCTCGTTCATAAAGCGCTCTGCATTGGCGATCGCCTTCGGAACGTTCGCGACGTCGGACTGCTCGAGCGCCTCGAGCGGCGCATTGAACGAGAACATGCCGCGGAACGCTTCGCGCTCGTTTAGCTCGGTATCGAACATCGGGACGCCAGCCTCGCGCAATGAGTTCGCAATGTGCGTCATCGTGCGCGTGCGGATTGCCGAGTTCGTGCGCGTGAAAAGCACCGCGCGATGGACCGCGCGTCGCGCCATACGCTCCTGCTGCGCGATCACTCGAAGCGCCCTGCTCGCCTGATCGGCGTCGAGTTCTGACGGCTGCATGGGGATTATCACGAGGTCGGCTTGACTGACCGCCAGGAGCGCTATTTTGTCGGCTGTTCCCTCGAGGTCGACGATCACGAAAGGTGTAGTCGATGCAGCGCCATCGATCGCGTCCAGAATCGTTTC